AATTGTTTTCCTTATCTGGTAAACTTGTTCCCTCTTTATAAATTTGTCTTTCTATACTCTTTATCACATTCTTACACTTATTTGCAATAAATAATGTGCGAACACCTTTAGCATTTTTTAATTTTGTATTAACTGCGTTTATTCTATCTCTAATCAATGGGTGTGTATTTCTAACTCTTACATTGTACCCTGCGTTTTTTAATATAGATAAATCTGTTCTTCCACCTGCACTAGTTTTTCTTTGCTTTGATGCAGGATCAGGATATACGAATATATGTTTTCCAGAGTAGCGATTATTGATTTCCTCAACAAGTTCGTCAGTATTACTACTGAAAATGACAATTTCATCGTACACATACAAGTTATCTTGTTTTACTTCTGATATAACAGCAGATACAGGATCTATATTAAAATCAATTCCTATGTGTATTGAATTAGTTGTAGGTGCATATTCTTCTATAACATTTTGCTCTCTATCAAAGTTGTAATATATTTGACCCGAATACTTCTCAAAAGATGCCATATACTCTTGTCTAAATGTTCTATCATCTAGGTCGTTCTTAGCTTGATCTATTTCATTTTGTGATACTTGACCACCATCTAATGTAGTAAATTGAAAAGACTTCCAATTCTTATCATTGTCTTGTCTTGTATAAAGATTATAACTCCAATTACCAAATCCTCTAGGTGTACCAAGAAACAAAGCTGATCCTTCTCTAGATTTATCTGATAATGTAGGCCGCAATACTTCAAACCATGCTCTCTCATCTACGTCTGAGAACTCATCTATACAAATAAAATCTAATCCAACACCCCTTAAAGAGTTAAAATTATCTGATGATCTAAGCTGTATTAATGATTTGTTTTTAAGTGTAATTGTTAGGTCAGAATAGTTTACTTTGCTAATCCATTTATGTTTAGTCATTTTCTCTACTAATGGATCAAGCATAATGTCTTTACACATTCTAAATGTTGGTGCTATATACCAAACCTTCTTTCTTGGATATCTTGAAAACTTAGCTAATTCATTCAAAGCAAGAAATGTTTTACCAAATCTTCTACCTGTTATAAGAACTCTAAATCTAGCTTCTGATGTAAATACTTCTTTTTGTGCTTTAGATAATGGCATTAATACATTCTGGTATATTTGATTTCACCAATGTAATTTCTTTTGAAATATATACACCCAACTATAAAACCCATTTTAAAACCATGTTGTGATCCTGTACCCATATTTAATAATTCTTTTATATCACCATAATTTTTGACCATTAAATCATTAGACTTAGATTTGAATAGCTTTGAAAATGGAACAAAAAAAACAATATTACTAGATATACTCATAGATTTTTCTAAGAATTGGTCATAAATACTATATGGTGGATTTGTTATTATCCAATCTACTTTTTTATTATATTCAAAGAAATCTCTACCTAAATCTATTTCACACCAATCTTTATCACCATTTAATTGATCGTAAAAAGCACCTGTACCTTTGCATGGCTCTAAAATTTTACCAGATGGTTTAAAGTATTCTATAATTGTTTTTGCAGTTTTAGGATTTGTCATCACTCTATCTTGTTGAGTAGCATTTCCTGTTTTATTAGGTTTTGTTGGTTTCAATCAACTTACCAATTCGTATCATTCTACATTAAATGGTAATGGTGTATCATCATCTTCCATCATTCCATTATCTGATTGACCTAATATATTCTTACCTAACCAGATACCCATAACTGCATTACCCTTCTCAGCTATCTGCCATTGTATCTTTCGTAATCTGATTTTACCTTCACTTCTGCCTTTTGTGAGATATTCGCCATAACGTCTTATAGTGTTCTCACTACAACCATAGAAATCAGCTATTTCGGTATTAGTACACCCATAACTAGCTAATTTGATTATTTCTTCAGGGTTAATATTATATTCTTTAGGTCTTGCCATTAGTTTCTTTTTCTATTTCTTTTGGTAAATAAACTTCAACATAAGATTCACATTTTGGACATGAATTGGTTACCATACAATAAATATCATCTTCTTCTATTTCGTAATTACCACCCCAAATTAATTCTAATTTACAATGCCAACAGTTCATTTAATGATAAGTTATATTCGGTTGCAATTTAAATCCCATTAAATCCATAACTAACTGCAATCCTTTTTCAGCATCAGATTTACTTTCAAAGTTTGCATATCTAATAAAAGCTGAGAATGTTCCATCTTTCTCTTCTATAATTAGATAATGTTGTGGTTGTGGCTCTTGCTTGTTTTCCATAAGTGAAAGATAGTTTAATTAGATTGTTTTGCAAGTTCTTCAAGTTTATCTAAATCTTGTTTACTCCAAGTTGGTAATCTAATTCCTTTACTATACATATCAACATGAGATTTTAATTTATAATCTTCTTCTTCTTCTCTTGAATATTCTTTAGGTTTTTCATCTAAATACTTTTCTGCTGATAACCAGAATGCAGGTTGTTTTGCATATTTCTTCTCACTAATAGAATTATAGTAATCATTGTATGCTTCAGCTAGTTCTTTAGGTTGTAATGCCCATTCTTTATCTAATCGTTGATAATTCTTATTAGCTTGTCCTTTACTGACTTTATTATTTACTAATTCCCAAAACTCTTTGAATTGATCTATATATATATCTTTATTAGTTTTAGTATTAGTTCTTGTTTTAGTTATAGTAGCTGAAGGATCGCTATGCGTTGGCTCTGCGTTCGCATATCGTTTCTTAGCTGACTCACTAGCCTTAAAAGATACTTCCATAGCATACTGATACTCTTTCAACATTCTTTTCTGGTAAAAACCTTTATCATCTTCTGTCCAAAATAATTTAAGTATTTTATCAACTAAGGCATCATTAGGTTTTTTTGGTAAACAATAAATAATTTCTTTGTCATTTGGTAAATAAGCATCATGTGTCCAAGCATAAAAAATCATTCTCATATATAGACCTAGTTCTTCTTCTGATAAGTAAACTGTGTCTGAATTAAATGCGTCTACGAATAAGTTCATCTTCGGTAATTTTGCCATCTTTATCTCTCCTGTTATAACATTTTATACATAATCTTAAACTGTATGTCTGGTTTATGATAATACACATTGCCTTAGTGTATTTCTTTTTGCAATCCAAACACACAGTCTTTTCAAGTTGTTCTGGTGCGAATATACCCACAATTATAAAAATTTTATTGAGTATGATCCATAATGTGTTTTTGTATTATGGTTTTTGACCATTTTACAGTCAATATCCCAACCTTCTTTTTTGAGATCATTAATCCTAGAAGCTAATCTAGTACAATTAAATAATCTAATTGCTTGTAGCTGTGTTAGACTTTTTCCTGCTAAAAGGTGGTCTAATATTCTTGCGTTTTGTGATAGTTCTTTTTTCATTATATTTCTCCTTGTATTGTTCGTACATTTGTTTTGCTTTTATTCTAGGATCTACTTTAAATAAATCCCAAAATTTCTTTTCTCCATACTTAGTATGAATTTTATGATGACAATTGAAGCATATTACTATGCCATTACTATCATCTCGTAACATAGCACCACCGGCCTTGTTTCGTTCTAGTTGAATGTGGTGGAACTGAAGTTGATTGTAGTTTGCATATCCAAGAAGTGAGCATGGATAACAGTCAAATTTATCCAATGCCCACATCATGTATTTTTTGTTTTTAATCAAAATGGTATGTCATCATCAATATCAACAGGTTTTGGTTTTGGTTGTTCCTCTGTGATATGATGTAGATTTTTTTCAACTACTTCATTTTGATTTGCCCAATACTCACTTTCTCTAATAGTGATAGATAACCTGTGTGTGGGTTTTCCTTCTCTATCTAAATATTGAACTTTGTCAAAGTCATGCGTATTCTTAAACAATGACATTTCATACACAGTATCAGCTTTCAACACTATATCGTGCTTAGGTTGAAATTTACTATTTGTGTATGGTGGTGCTAATGGATTTGTTTTCTTATTCTCATTAACAAACAAAGTAAGATTTACTTTTGTCATAATTCTAATCCTCCTATGTTGTCGTCTATTATTTCTGCTGTAGTTTGTTTTTTAGGTGTTTTTACCTGTGGAGGTGTTTTTACCTGTGATGCTTCATTACCATCATCTTCAAAATCACCTTCTAAGTTCAACATAGCTTGAATATGGTATCTTCTCATGTAAGTGATTGCTGATCCTAATGCTTGACTTGTCATTTGAGCATTACCCAAGATTGATGTTGATGTTTCTTTTTGACCACTAGATACATGATGTAATGTTGTAGTCAAAAAATTCATACCTTCGTTATATGAAAGATTATACATGATGTTGAGATCATTTTTCATTAAGGCATCTCTACAAGCTGTAAACACATCATTCAATGTACTATATTCATGTGCTTTACCACCTGCTGTTTTGAAGAAATTATTTTTTCCAGACTTTTTAAGTTCCTTAAATTCCTTCCTTGCTTTTTCTAATGCTTTGATTAGATAGTCATTTCTTTTTTCCATAGTTTATTCTCCTGTTAATACTGCATGACCTCGCAAAGTCATACATTTGTTTACCATTGGTTTATAAGTGTAAGCCATTTCATCTGGTAAAAATAATAAAGATGGTCTTACATACCAATTATGTACTACTTTAAATCCCTCTAGTACATTATTAGTATTTTCTTTTGCAATCATTTTACAATGATGCAAGTCGTTTGTCATGTGTTCTGCTCTTGACTCATCAAAAGTTCCACTTCTACCAACTGAATCAATCGTTGGGTTGTAGCTGCATGATGTAATTATTAACATACTTAACAACTTCCTTAACATTTATTTCCTCCTGTTCATATTTGCATAATGGATAATGTTTATAACCATAATTAATATAAAGTTTCGCAACAATACAAATAAATGGTTTAAGCTGATCTGGCATTATCTTTTCTCCAAAAAACAAGTATTAGTCATTTGTGTAAAAATATCATGCCAAGTTGATGTCATGTTTTTCTCACCAAATGCTTTTTTTATTCTACTTAAATCAGATGTCTTAACACGAATTGTTGTGTACTTTTCTGATTTATCTTTACCTGTGAATTTAAGTATTTTCATTTGTTTCTCCTTTCTCGTCTGGAAATACTTTTGGATTGTTTTCATTACTTACACTTTCATGTTTCCAATTTGGTACAAGTATTCCCAAATCTTCTATTGCATGGCGATATCCGGTTAAAAACTCATCTTGCCTACCGCCCTTTTCTTTTGAATAAACTTCTAATTTGTGAAGTTTCATTTTAAGCTGACCTTGTAAGTCATACTTAATCTCTGCTAGTTTTTGTCTATTCATATTTTGCTTCCTCCTGTTCTTTCGGATAGTTTCTTTTTAAGATTACTCATTGAACAACTCCTTTACAAAATAAAGTGTGAAACCAATCATGGCTATATGAACAAATGTATTAATAATTATGTTAATCATAAAAGACCACCTTGTTTTCTTTTTCCCAATCAAAGTTTTCATCAACCACAATAACTTCCATATCTTTTTCTTCTGGTGGATTAGGATATTGTTCTCTACTACAGCTATAATAAGTTTCCATTTCATAAGCATGAGAGTATTCGTGAACTTTTCTAATAAGAATAAGTTTTTCAACATCATGTTTTGAAAAGTATTTTGTGACATGAGTAAAATTATCGTGAATTAACTCATGTATAAAATTGCCAGAGCCACCACAATTTTCACATTGTTCATATCCCTCATTTGTGTTCACTTCACCACGACCTCTACAAGTAGTACAAGTCTTACGATTGGTTGATGCGTTTACTAATATCTTTGCACCCATAGTCTTAAATAATAGTTTCATTATTTTACTCCTATTTCATTACTTAATTTTGCAATCAAAACATCTACATCTCTAATATTTATTTCTAATCTTTTTTGAGCAGTAGTCATAATGTTGCCATTCCCATCAGTTAGATATCTAGCTTTGGTTTGAAGATCTTTTTTCATAGAATATTTATAAGTAATCAAACTTAGTATAATGAATGCACGTTCTATTGAATTTAATTCGTATTTCATTATTTCACTCCTTTATAAAAGTTTGCGAATGGTGAATTAGAATAAGTGTTGTTAAGTGCTTTAGCAATTCTACCTTGTGCAAATAACTTTTCTTGTTTTTCTAATTTTTCTTCCCACTCAATACTATCTGCAATTCTGTCCATAGCATTTAAATAATCAATGTATGTCCAATGTGCAGGTAAAGTTGGTCTTGATCCATAATGACTTTTATGACTATCTGAATAAGCATTTTTTAAAATGTCTATTTTAGAAAGTGTATTAGATTCTTCCATATGGATAGTGCTAATGCAGTCCATTAAAGACTGCATTCTTTTTGTGATTATAAGTGTACTCATGTTTTGATTCTCCTTTGTGTTTAACATGATTATATTTCTATAGGAACTTTATAGAAAATGCAAATTATTTTTATAATTATTTTTTGTCTAATTTAGATATTGATTTAGACATAAAAAAAGGTAGAAAATAAGTAGAACACTTCTTTTTTATAAGAGTATTCCTCCTAAGGCACTAAATCACTAGATATAGTGTCGTTTAACATTCACCCCTCACTAACTATAGTATATTTTCGCAAAAAGAGGGGTGTTTTTGGAATATATTATTTTTCTAGTATGAATGCCTATTAGAATGGCTAGATTGCTTTGTATGGCTCTCTATTTGGCTTTTTTTGGGTATTCTTTTATCGAAGTGATAGTAGATTTGAGAATTACATGGCATGATCCCATTTCTTCCCCACCAAGCATGGTTGCTAGGTAATATGCAAGATTGTCCTCACGAATCAAAAATCCGATTACCTCGCATTCCAAAATTTTAGTTTTAAGAATTAAATCTAAGTCGTGCCATTCATTCGTCAATGACATATGATCGTAAAATTTAATATGAAGTATTTTTGACACGCAAAATCTTTTCCTTTGCTTTATATTTCTTTGATCGTTTTTTCTTTCTGCGTTTACCAGATGATCTTGGTATGAGTTCTTGAATTAGAGTTGTTGTAGTTATTCCCATGACATTTGTAGGGTGGGAATGATACCCACCCTTATTTTATTTTTTTTTCTTTTTCCTTTTTTTCTTTTTGCTTTTTTTCATTCCTTTTGAATAATTACTACTATGGTATGGCATTAGTGTAGTACCCAATGATGTAGCATTACAACTAGTATTACTACCGCTAATACTTTTACCCATGATTTAAGTTTCATAAAATCCTCAAACCAATCTTTTATCATATCTATCATTTGCTTATCCCCTTTTGTTTCTCGTATGTTCTGAGTCCTGCCATTCCCAGCAATGACATGACCAGAGGCATCAAAACACTCATATCAAGACTTGGCAAGTCTAAAGTTTCAACTTCAAACACTGCAAGAAAAAACACTATGAATTGCTTTAAAACAAATTCCCAAAAGATTGCTAATGCACAAGACATTCCTATTAATGGTCTCCAGCTTCTTTGCATCATACCGCCAATGCCTTTAGCAGTAGATTTTGCATCAGCTAAATTAATATCTGTTTGTGCTTTATTTAATGCGTTATCTAATTCTTTTAATTTTATTTTTGCTTGTGCCTTTTCTTCATCAGAAGTGTGTAGTTCATCTACAATCTTTCCTACACTATCTACTAATCCACCACCTAATAATTTACCTAACATTATACATCTCTCATTCTAGCTGATAATTCAGTTATTCTATTTACTAAACCTCTGACATCTGACTTACCCATTTTGCTATCTAAAAGTTCTTCTGAAGCTAATACATAGTCTTTATCTAATAATGCTTGTTTACACCTCTTGAAGCCCTGTAGTCGTGGTAAACCAATCCAAAAGCAAAGATGTACGCAGACTTCAAAAGCCTCTGGCTCAATGGTTGCAGGATCAATAAATTTTTTTGTATCTTCTATTGCATTAGATAAGTCTTTATCAAAGATTGTTAATACTTCTTCATTGTTTAATGGTTTTTGTCTATTCAATAGTTCTTGCTCATTATCTCTAATCATGTGACCTACTCCAATAGTCCAAAGTCCAGATGTGCATTTATATTTTTCGTATCTGATACCTTCCCACCTTGTAATGTCTTTACCTAATCTTTCTCTATTCATTAGTTGCTATACCTCTCTATTAATCTTGATAAATACCATTGTGCTTTTTTAAGATCTTCTATTTTTCCTTTGCTCTTGTATCTTACAATATATTTCAAACAACAAGCCTCATGGTGTCCAAGTTTAAATTCCTCAATGACATCTATAAGCTGTATCTTTGTTCCAATATAATATGCAGGATTTATCTTATCTTCGTAATCACTCATATATAGATATTTTTATCCCAAGATCCGTTTTTATTCAATACCATAGGTGTAATGTGTGGATATCCCTCAGTTATTAGACCACAAGAAAGTATAGGTTTTGACAGGTTAATCTTCATATATGCCATAGCTAGACTATCTTTATTTACCAGACACCCTACTGTCATACCCCAATTTAAATGAAATTGATTGGCTACAAATACTGTACTTGCAGTACAATGAAAATGACCTTGCACCACGCATTGAGAATATTCTCTTACAGCTTTTTCAATATTCTTAGAAAATTGATGTCCGAATAATATTTTTTTATTATCATATTCAATTTGGTGTTTATCTTTCCAAACCCACCCATCATTAACTTCTAAAATATCATTGTACGATTTGATAAATTTTCTTGACATGCCTTTGGCAACTGCCCTACGCAATACCATAGATCCATGATTACTTTCTAAAATAACCATCTTTGGAAATAGTTTTTCTAATCTATGCAACCAACTTTTAGTGACTTCTAATTCATCTCCTGCACTTCCTAAATCAGGATCTATTTCGTGAAAGTGTATGGAATTGTATGATGCCTCATCTCCAATATTTATTATTGTTGAGGGCTTATAAACTTTTTTTAATTTTTCTAAAAAAGAAATACTATCTACATGGCAATATGGTGCATGAAGATCGCTTATTACTAAAATCCTATCATGTTTCTTCATAGTCTTTTGCATCTACGCAAAAAAATAAATATTTGCGAATATTATTTTTATCCAAAATTGACTTTATGTAATCACCTTGCATTTTGCAATCATTTACATTTTCATATCTTTCATTGATAGAAACGCATACTGAGTTCATACAAAGATATCCTACTAGGAAGATTGTGCCTAAATTCAAAGAATTATATCTCTGAGCAGAATAATTAGATTTGAAAAAACAAGAATACCAACAGTCCACAATACTTTTTGGACACTTAATAATCTTTTGTCCAGATGAACGAGATGGTTTGTTTTAATAATATCAATATCTTTTTTAATTAAAGATACTTCTTTATCAAGTTTGTTGATTTTCTCTGATTGTGTCGCCATTGTCTATACCATCGGTATTTAACTTAACTTGTGCTTGTTTGTCAAATGCTTCTATTACTTCCATATCTTTTTTGTACTTTTCTTCATACTCTGCTTTTGCTTTTTGCATTGAAACTACATCATCTATAGTCATGTTTGATATTTTATTATTTAGTGATTGATTTTTTTCTGCCCAATTATCTAGTCTTTCAAGATATAGTTTTTCCCTAATCTTTGATTCTTTAACTTCTTCTCTAGCTTCTCTTAGTTCTTGTTTTGCTTTTTTAAGTTGTTGTTTTAGTTCTTCTGATGTTGCCATTATTTTACTCCTGCTAATGGGTTAGCTAATATCTTTTGTATTTTATCTTCTAATTCTTGCTCAATCACCTTTAAATCTTTCGATAATTCTCTTTCAGTATCTTTTACCCTGTCCTCAATATCATTAACTACCTTATCTATTGATCTTATGTCTTGTTTTAAATCTTTCAAATCATCATTTATGTTTTTAGATAAATTACTAGCCACATCATTGACTAAACTAACTTCTTCTAAAACTGTTGATATTTCAGATTTCAACACAGCTATTTGCTCGTCATAGTGGCTCATGTCTGGTGATACAAAATCGTTTACTCTTTGTTGTAGTAGTTGATAATCCTTCCAAAATTCAAAAGCACCCCAAAGACCACCACCAAGAGTACCAAGCAAGGAAAACAAAATAAATATTTTCCCACCTTTTAATTTAATACCTTGATATTCTACCTCTGCCATTGTAAATCCACTAATTCATTCATTCCTAAATAATCCATATAAAATAAATCTAAATGAGTATCTTCTATCATGTTTTGATCTAGATACAAATTCACATCTTCATAAAATTGTTTATCAAGTAATTCTCTATCTGTATATGTGTTATAATCGTTATCTGATAAAACTATCATTAATGCTAATTGTGTAGTTTGTGACTCTACAGACATCTTATCTTTAAGATTAGCAATAATCTTTTTAGCAATCTTTTGTTTCATTTCTCTAGGATTTGGTCTTTCAGTTTCAGCTTCTTCTACCTCTTCTTGCTCTGGCTCATCTACTGTTTCTTCAACAACTTCTTCTACAATTTCCTCTTGGGTTTCTTCTGTAATTTCCTCAGGTTGTTCTTCAGCTATTTCTTCGGGTTGTTCTTCTACAACTTCTATCTCAATCTCCTCTGGCATTTCTTCAATAATCTCTGGTAATTCTTCCATGATTTGATCATCTAATTCAGCATAAAGTTCTACTTCAATCTCTGGTAAATCCTCAAGTATCGGAATATCAATAGAAATATCTAAATCTTCAACAGGTGCAAAATCAATTTCAAAAGATATATCTTCATTAAAATAATCTTCTATAACAACTTCAAAAGATACTTCTTCATATTCTATTTCTTCAAAAAAAATATCATTTACAATATCATCTATAATATCAGTAATTATATCTATTGTTTGATATTCAACAGTTAAGAATGGATCTGAAATTATTCCACCATAGAATCCAGACGTATATCCTGCATCTACAGACCATATATCCATTTGAAAGTTTATATCTAAATAATTATTTACACCTAGAGATTGATTGTAAGAATAATCTTGAACTCCTACATAATTCATTTCAACTGTATGCTGATGTGTTTTAAATATTGTTCCTGTTTCGTCTGATAATTTTAAAGTAATTGTAAAATAGTCTTTACAGTCACTATTTGTGTTTGAACAGCTAGGAACATTTGTGTTACTGACATGACTTTCAATACTCGCACCATATTCATAATCAAATCCTTGTTGTATTTCTTCTATAGATAATCCTTGATTTATAAGACTTATTTGGTCTGAAACAATCTTACCACCATCATTTTCATTGTAGCCACCACGAATACTTGAACTTCCTGTGCATACTTCACCATCTTGTAATTGACCAGAATAACTACATTGGGTGATTGATGCTTTGTTTTCTAATGTCCACTCATCAGCAGGTGGAACTAGATTACCTGTATCTATTTCTTCAGCTTTAGAGGAATACGAGCATACTAAGAGCCAAAAGACCAAAATCCTTAATATCATCAAAAGTTCCTTCTTGTTTTTTTTCTTCTACAATTTGCTCTTTTATATCTTCATAGTCAGGTCTTAGATGTGGGTTTGCTTCCCAATAATCTTGTGCCTCTTGTCCAATTAGAGAAACTTTTTTTACAGGATCATAGACAGGGCAACTTGTTCCAGAATTTTGCATGGCTACAAATACTCTTTTGTCTTGACACAAAATACTTACACTTGCGATTTTAAGCCCTTGTTTGAATAAAGTTTGAGAAAGCAATAATCTCTCACAATTCAAGTCCACAATAGTCATACCGCTGCTAATACCGAGTATTTGGGTCTGGACAGCACCAGACACTCCAGATCTACATATAAAACTATTCACAGAATTTATAGATGGTGAATTTGCTGATGGTGGTGTTTTATCTACTGTGACTGTTGAATTAGAAACTGTATTTGTATTGGCATTAACTTGACTACAAATTAAAAGTGTAATTAAAAATATTACACAGCAAGAAGTGACATACATAAACCAATCATTTCTCATTATTCAACCTTACTCAAAGACCTAATAAATTCTACACCTTCTATAGTTTCTATTTGTGCTTCTACTTTTGCACAAGATACTCTTGCAGTATCTGATTGCATATTACGTTCAATGATTCTTTTCTTTTCAAGGCAATCTTTAACACCATCAGTTACAGTATGTTCAATCATAGTACCACCTGAAAATAAAATTAAAGCTATAATTACTTTAGTTACCATTATGTCTTACCTTATCTTTTAATTTTTCTATATCTTCCAATGCTTTTTCCATGTCTGCTTGTAATCTCATAATGTTCACTTTGTTATGTGCCATGTTTTCTAAATCTTCTGACATGCTTTCTACTTGTCCAGCTATGAACTCTAGCAACATAAACTGTTCTTGATCAATAGGTGTTTGAACTGCATTCTTAACAAGATCAGACTCAAATAGTGTTGCTCTAGTTTCAATATTATTTAGTCTTTCGATAATTCCAAAGTATGCCCAAACCGCAGTTGCTGTAACTGCTAATAAACCTAAAAGATTTTTTAATGGTAATCCTATTTCAGTTTTTTCTGAAATACTTGGCATTATCCTTTACTATTTGCGTCTTTAACTGCTTTGATATGCTTATACCAAGAACCTGTCTTATTTAGTTTACCATCATTAATATCATGGTACAGTTTATCCAATTGTTCCTGCCATGATAAGTATTCTGTTCTTCTTTTTACATCTATGGCTGCGTTTGATTCAGCAGTATTACCAGCAGTTTCATAAGAAGCTATTTGTGAATTAGTAGGTTTAGAAAAACTATATGTCCATGTTTTTATATAATCACCACTACCATCATTTTGTAAAGATACTTTTGTATTATCCCAAGTTTTAGAATTTGCTTCTATGTATAATTTAACTTTTGTACTTAATTGTGCCATGTTTTACTCCATTAACTTAAATCCACTAAATCTAGTATGACTTGCATGATATGTTCTCGTTTGACCTACATTATGTTGAGTATAAATTTCTATATAATCAGATGCACTTAGGTTTAATAAAAAAGTATTTTCTATAAAATGCTCTCCACTATCAAAACCTGTATATTGAAATTGTCTAGCTCGATTATCCTCACTACCATTTTTGTAAACTTTTAATTCTACTCTTTCTCCATCATCTATAGTGTCAATTTGAAACTGAGCAGTAAAAAGATATTTACCACCCTCCCCAGAAGGTACAACAAATTTACTATTACTAGCATCATAACAACTACCACTATCAAATTCTTCTGTATTATATAAAAGTTTTGTTGCTGTTGCGTTTGCCACAGATTGATTTGAACCTAAGTATGCTGAAAAATTAGGTGTGTTAAAAGAAGTAGCTGGCTCTTTTCCTATATATGGCATTAAGCTAATATCTCCATAACTGTTGCATTAAATTTTGCGGTATTTGCAAAATTGACTGTGTTAGCACTCACTTTTACATAAGGTGAATAAATTACTGCACTAGTTGTACTAGGTGATGATAAATAGTGCCACGAAGCAACATCATAATTACTTGTTGAACTTTGATAGTTTGAATATCTACTTATTTCACCTGAATCATCTCCATATGATCCACCGCCTACACTTTTATAAATATTCATAAAAAATCCAGTGTTAGCAGCAGCACTTAGAAAAGGGAAACTTACAAAATATAATATTTTTGAATCTGTAGCAGAAGGTGTTATCGTTACTCTGCATGAAGAACTTAACTCAGTTAAAGAAGTTTCTGTTCTATCTTGATTAAGTGCTGTTGATGTTGTTACAATTTGACCAACCTTACCAAAACCTGTGGCTTTGGCCGCAGTTACCGCATCATCAGCTATTTTGGCAGTAGTTATAGCACCATCTGCAATATCAGCAGAACTTAGTGCTGCACTAGCTGGTTTTTTACCAATATAACCCATTTTACCTCTACGTTATTTCTAATATACTTAATGTTGCATCTATCTTTGCAGTAACTGAACAATCAATTTTAATTATATCGGTTGCTTGAACTACTACTTTTCCGCCTGTTAAAACTTCCAATGAAGTACCTGCTGGAATATCAACATCTTTTGCCAAGAATACTGTTTCGTTAGTTTCAGTATCAGAAGTATCTGAAACTAATTGAACATCAGCAGTTACAGCAGCACTATGCACATTGCAAAGAATTAAACCAATTACAACAGTAGTAGTAGAACTTGGCACAGTATATAAAGTTAATGGAGTTCCTGCACTAGCTGGCATTGCTGCGTTTGTTTTAGCTTTGAATGTATTTGCCATTTATTCTCCTATCCTAATGCAATCGCCAATGGTAAAGCATTGGGATCACTTTCTGTTACAGTACCTGTTACACTCATAGCACTGGTTATTGCATTTGAAGAAATATTGATTTGTAATATTTCAACATTATCACTTCCGTCATTCATTTTTAACTTTAAAACACCTGATGTTGCATTATCTACCCATAAAGTACCTGTTGCTACACTACTAGGAGCAGAACTCCCAATGTGTTGTGTGTTTAAAGCACCTAAAATATTGTTTAATTCAGTTCTAAAAGCTGAAAATCCTTGATTTGCTATTGATACGTCTGATACTTGACTCATGTAATAACCTATAAATTATTTTTAACTGCTTTGCAAACCAAAACCTTTAGAAATATAATCAAATGTCCTATCTACAGCAGATCCAGAAGAATTGAAAAAGTTTATTGTAAAGCCTGTTCTTGTCTTACTTGTGATTGTATAAAAATCACCTGTCTGCATATTTTGAGTTGCTATACCAACAGCAGGAGTTGATTGAAATGGATTGGTATATGTAATTGTTTTTGTTCCAGAAGATGTAGCTAAATCATTTTCAGAGAATGTTCTTTCTTCCATATTTAATTTAATAGCAATACTTTTAACATTACTTGATGTCTGGGCATCATCATTAGTTAGTTTCAATCTAAATTTAGCAAATCTAAATTTGAATGTTGCAGACTGTGTAATATCAACAAAAGTCGTGCAATCTGCTAAAGATGTTGTTGATGTTGCTATTTGTACTCTATGAAATGCTGACAGTTGCTCATTCCCATCAAAAGGTGCTTTAGCCTCGTCAAATAATAATGCACCCCTTCCACTATCAAACTTATCATAAGGGTTTTCTGCATCTAGTGTTATTGTTGGCTCTATATTGCCATCAAATATATTTGATAAAGAAATGCTATTTGTAAAATTATAAAAACCTTTTGCATCTCTATTAGAATTAAAATTGTTAGAATTTGATGTGGTATCTGTGCCACCTAATTCAAAATCTCCCTCAACACTATCAAAGTTTCCTACTGTATCATCAAAGTTTGTGACTGTATCAAGTGTTAATACTGTATCACCAGACGCATCTATTTTTACAGCTAATGGAAAAGAACTATCCATACTTGCACTAGCTGTCAGAATATTAGGTGTTTCAGTAAATGTAGATATTTGTTTGTATGCTTGTATGTCAGATATATTGGTTGTGACTATACTTGGCTCTAATGATGAGTTCCCATTTTTATCAATGGCACGAATTAGATATGATCCTGTTCTAGCAGGAATTATAGCATGATCGCATTTTCTTCTAACACATCTAACTAAATTTGTTGAATTTATCCAAGTAGCACCAGATGTCACATTTTGATATCTAATATCATAGAATGATATATCTAAATCTGTGTTTGCAGAGGGTGGTGTCCAAGTAAGTTTCATATGATCTTGTCCATGCATCTCTATAGCAAAATCTTCTACATTTGATGGTGCATCAACTCCACCTACAATATCTCTTGTTGCTGTTATAAATGATGATGAAACACCAAGACTATTTACAGCTTTTGCTCTAACAGAATAATTTTCTCCATCAATTACATTTAACATCTCATAGTTTAATTCTGATCCTTGCCCAATAAGTTTGAAAGCACTTTCAGATGTTTTCTTTGCCTCAACGATATAGTTTTGAACAAAGTTATCTGTCGAAGCACCAATTAAAATATTTAATCTTGTCAAAACAACCCCATCACCATATTCAATTAACTCATCTGTAAGTGTGATTGAAGCCGGTGGTTGTGTTGTAAATGGATCAGGGAATGAAGTATTTGGAACTGAAGCAACTTCTGTTTTACTTGCAAATGTGTACCAATCATCATCATGTTCTATTAAAGATAATGAAACCTCAAAAGATGGATTGATTGCCATTCCCATAACTCTAAATATTTTGGAACTAAAACCTGTAATTGCATGAGTCACAGCAACAAGATCACCTATAGCTAAATTCATAGCTTCATAATTTGCTGTTATTTCTAATCCTAAATTATCTCTACTTCGTTTTAAAACTATTTCACCAAATTCTAATGCTTGATATGGGTTTGTAATTGTAGGTAAATCAATAACACCTTCTTGTAAAAATCCACCATCTGCTGTTTTTAATGTGCTGTGGTCTGTATCGTAAATGATTGTATCTGATTGATAGTTTTTATCTGGATTGACAAAGTTTACTTGTACTCTATTAAACTTTTCATTTTTTCTTGAACTTGATACTTTAATACCACCAATAATATTATCTTCATCTAATGTTAAAACACTTGATCCTGTAGTTTCAATTATAAGTTTATATTTTCCTTGTGTATAAGGTAGAAAACCTCTCATGCCTTTTAATATTGTTCTAGTATTATCAATAAGTTTTTGTCCTGTATCAATAACAGCATTACAATCAAATAAATTTATTTGAGACCCCCCTGAGTATGGTGTGACTTGAGTTACAGCAGTTTGACTAGCAGAATAAAAAGTAGGAATATCTATATCACCAATGGGAATCCCTTTGCCATATCGTGTATTGGTTAAATAATCTAATAAACACCAACTAGGATTACTAGAAAATGCTGCTGATTGTGCAACACTACTTGAATTATAAGCTACAACTTTTTTACCTTGCACTATCGCTTGTATATTTGGAATACCTGTATATTTATCATTATCCCATGTAAATCTAAATGCTATGTAGCATAATCCAGATAGTTTATGATTGCTTGTCCAAGAACTTAGAGTAGTAAGCAAAGAACTAGCTGATTGATCGTCAGTACCATAAAAGGGTTGAACTTGGATTGTAGTACCAAACTTACTATCATTTGATGTGATTGTTGTACCATTTGCAATACTTGCAGAAAATGTCACAGCACTATCATTAACAATTATGCTTGTAATGGCATTAACTTCCCCTTCACATAAAACAATAGCACCATATAAATATTGATTATCTGTTCCAGATGTTTCTAAAAAAACTCTTGTTCCCCCTACTTTTCTTGTTCCATATACAACAGGAATATTTGCATTATTAGATTGTTTATTTAGCAATACTCCTTGTGCTTCAGTATCTTGTTGAAATTCTGGTACTTCAGGTTTAGGTGCTAACCAAGAAATTGCTTTTGATATTGCAAAACCTGTAATAACACTTTTTGCTAAATAGGTAATAATTGGTATAAAAAATCCCATTACTTTCTACCCCAAATTAAATCTTGAACTGTTAATGCAGAAAATTCCATGCCTTTATCACTAGAAAAAAAGTTTTGTTGACTGCCCTCATTTGTTTTTCTACCAGAGACTCTACTAAAATCAGCAAAGTGAGAAGTACAACTTAATATCAATCTTGCTTTATCTGTGTCTATACTAAAACTTTCAATAAAACCTATGTCATAATTAAAAGTTCCAATTAAAGCATCTGAACTATTTAGAAGTCCAATATCTATTGTGACTTCATCATTAGAAACATTATTGTTTAAAACAATAGAAACAAATGCACTATCTACTGCTGAGAGTTCAATTTGAAAATTACCTACATCAAGTTCTGATTTTTCAGCTTTACCACCAATAGATATTAGATGTCCACTAGATGTATAAGTATTTGAATTATGGGTAATATCTTTGTAATGGTTTGTAATTCTTTGTGGTGTTGGGAATAATATTTCTATAAGTACAATGGGTTTTATATTCTGATTTTGTAATTCAGTTGTAATTGCACTAGATAATCCTCTAGTCATTACAATGCCTCAATAAAATCTACTTCGTATCTAAATGTATCTAAGTTATCTGTTGTAAACTGTTGTATATCGCTTGTTAGTCTAACTGTAAACTCTACTCCATCATAAGTCACAGCGGCATTATCTGATATTGCTGATCTTAAAGGTGGCTCAATAGTAAGTGTAGCTTCATTACTTCCATCTGCTGTCACATCTGAAACTACCATGTAAACTTTTGTATCACCTGCAAATTTTACTAAATCTCCTGCTTTCAATGTCCCTGTCATAGCATCTACAGTTATTGTTGTATCTCCTGCTGTATGTGCGTTTTTTACTAATACAGTTCCAGATACATTTCCTTTTGCATTTTTAATATCTGGTAAAGATATTTGGAATGTTTCTTTTTGTGATCTTTGTTTCATAACAAAAGCAAAAACAGGTGCAAAGTCTGATCTACTTAAAGCAGAATAACTTGCAGAAAATTTAAATCTTTGACCATCTATTTGTGTAGAAAACATTTTTCCACTATCAGTAGTTGATACTTTTGTTCTTTGCTCTGATCCAAAGTTTATGGATCTAAATTCAGGTGATGTTGGATATGTGCCACTCATTAGACTAATGCCTCTTTACCTTGTCTGTTCAAAGCATCATTTATAACATTGATTATGGTGCTTCGTCTATTTGTAAGTAATTCATCTACTCCTGTTGCATCTACTGTGTTGATTGTAAAGTTAATATTTGTAGATCCACCTGTTTGATTATTTGGTACGATAGTTCCAGAAGATTGAGGAATAAAAATTTCACGACCTGCTTCACCCACCGATACAGGCATACCCGCATTTACTCTACCACCAGATGACCTTGTAGGTAATAAACCACCAATATTAAATCCAAATATATTACCACCAAACAATCCTGCTACTTTTTGTATAGCTATCAATGCTTGTTGCTTTGCAATCATTCTAGCTATGTCTGCTATGACAGATCTTGCAAAGTCTTTAAAAGCAAACTTTCCTGTCATGATGCTATTAGCTAGAGTATCAGCAAAACCATTAAATGTGTTAGTGAATAATTGATCAAGTTGTTTTGTTGTATTTCCTGCATCTTCAAGTGTTTTTGTAAATTGTGGAAATTTCTCTTTAAGATCATCTACTTGTTTTCCTAAATTATTAAATCTTTTTTTATGTGCAAGAGTAGGAAATAAATCTATAAAATCATTATCAAGTAATCCTACAACTTCTCTAAATGCTTCTACTTTTTCAGTTCCCTCTTTAGCAAATTCATTTGTTTTATCTATACTTTTAGACATTACTGAATTAAATCCACTAAGGCTTTTTGACATAGAGTCGATAAAAACCATATTTTGTTCTTGGTCAAATACAAATAAACTTTCTTGTAGCCTTAAAACTTTTGAAAGCAAAGTTTTATATCGTTCAACTTGTGTACCTATTTCTGGAAACATTTTTAATAATTCAGAATTTGGACTAACTGTAAAATCTAAGATATTATTTAAATCTATTCCTGCTTGTTTTAAAGAAGGTGCTAAAAATTCCATTTCCTTTGTAAATTCTGCTATGTCAGCTTTCGCTTTATTTACTTCTTCCATATCAACTAAAGGTCTAGTTAAACCTGCACTTGATTTATCAATTATATCTTCTATTTGCCCCATTAAAAAACTAACAGCACTAAATGCAAGAAATCCTTTTTTACCAAATAATAATGCTGCAATTATTCCAGATGATTGAACAAATGTAGGTAGTGATGTAAACCCTGTAATTGTAGTTCCAAACGCATCAGCAATAGTTTTTACAGCAGGTGCTACACCTTTAATCGTATTTGATGTTTTTGTAATAGCACCTGCAAAATTTTCACCTATAGCTGTTGCAATATCTCTTATTTGATCTTCATTTGCTTCTAAAAATTGGTTGAGATCACCAAACTCACCTTTAAGTTCATCAAAAAATCCCTGTGCTACATCTTTTTGAAAATTAAAGAACTTATCACCTAACATGGATATAGTTCCTTCAAGTGTTGTTGCTAAATCTTTTGTTGCACCTGCAAACCTTCCATTACCAGAAAATAATTCTTCAAATCTTTTTACTGTTTCTTCTGCTGAAACTTTTGCACCTGCTTCAAATCCTAATAAGGCTCTAACACCCCTTTCTCTAAAAAGATCTGCCGCACCTATACCACCTGCAAATGCTCTTTGGATTTGTGAAGAAGTTGTTTCAAAATCAAGTCCTGTAACAGCGGCAACATTACCTGTGATTTCTAAAACTCTATTAAGATCGTCTGCATCTTTTGCAACAACAGCTAGATTTCCAGATGCTCTTGAAATTTCTTCTAATGAGAATGGAACTGTACCTGCAAACTTTGCAAGATTATCAAATGCTTTTGAGCCTTCTTCTACAGATCCGAATAGAAATTTAAATCTTATGTTTAGACTTTCTACTTCTTTACCAACATTGACAAATGACCTTATTGCTAATCCTGCACCTAATCCTACAAAAGCAGATCTCAAACTAAATACTGATTTTCTAAGATTTCCTAATCTTGTTTGAACTTGTGATAATGCTTGTTTTGATTTATCTCTTGCAAGGATATCAATATTTAGTTTTTTTGTAGTCATTATCTTCTTTTACCTTGCATCTTTGCTTTATTCAATGCTTTTTGTTCTTCTTCATGTTTTAAAGTATAATAAGCTATCCAAGTTGTAAATTCTTCTACAGGCATTTGTAGAATTTCACCAATAGTTTTGTGTAATTTTTCTGCTAAGAAATAATAGAATCTAAAGTCTTGGTCTGAATTTAGTTTTTTTTTAGTGCTGTGGTATCTTGTGAAGTGCCAAGAATTTGACTTGCAACTCTACTAAGAATATCTGGATCTACAAATCTTTTCATTTTGATTTTAGCTTCAAGATCAAACATTTTATCACCATTTTTTGTCAATGCTTTTTTAACAATGACATCAATAAGAACTGTCAAGCTGTTGTCAGATGTACCTTTGAATATCTCATCTTTCTCAATGAGAGTAAAAGGTTTTACATAGATAGCATCTTCACCTACTAAGTTCCATTCTGGAACTTCAATAATTCTTGTTTCTTGGTGCTTAAAATGTGTTATAGCACCTTCAAGAAAATCTTTTTTAGCCATATAATACTAGATATTATACAGATAAGTGAGATATGCCACCAGAAATTTGAAAGTTAAAAGTTCTGGAAATAATACCATCAAGAGTCACAGCTATAGAAGCACCTGTCACAATACCTGTGCCAGAATAGTATTTATCACCACTATCTGCACCTTCTGGATATAATTCCAAAGTTGCTGATGTGCCTACATCTAATGCTTCTTGACCAGTGTCTGTTTCGTCAAAGTGACATTCAACAGTTGCTGTAGCATCTCCCCTTAAAACTTTGTAGCTTTTTTTTGAGTCAGTTAAGGTTGTATCTTCTACAGTATCTTGTGTTTCATCAATAGAAAAACCAATTACTTCACCGACAGTAGTACCGCCAACTTTAACTAATCCACTTGTTCCGACATGGGTTGCCATTCTTCATTCTCCTTTGTTTTTTCTTCTACCTTTTTTTTCTTTTTGGTAGATTTTTTTTCTTCATTAAGTGTATAACCTAATGAAAGAAATTTGTCTAGTTCGGTATCCCAAATTTCTTTGGAATATCCATCTTTCCATAAAGTTATTCTTTTTGCCATTAAGCTGTACCTCTAGTAAAACTATATAAAACTCTTACCACAATTCTCACTCCACCCAAAGGGTAAAGTGTTCCCTCATCAGAAGAAACTTCTACTATTTTAGTTTCTAATGCATTCCCGCCACGAGTTCTATCAGCATCTAGTGTTTCCTCAATAACCTCTATTAATTGATTTCTTTTTGTATCTATGTTTGTATCTGTGCCTTTTGCAAAAGCAACAATCACAAAATCTATTGATCCACTTCTTGTTCCACTTGCAGTTGCACCCAAACTTAAATCTTCTCTTGACTCATCTCCTGTTGATATAAACATAGCGGGGAATTGAGCATTAGATAGTTCCTCTGGGTCAAATGGCTCTCTTGTAAGTTTTTTAAATTCTATAGGTGATGATACAGCATCTAATACTGTGATTATGTTTCCTGCAATATTCTCTCTTTTACTCATTGTAATATTTTACCAATTTTACTATTAAATACTTTTACTATTTGATTTTCTTCTTGTCTATTAATACTAAAGAATGGTCTAACAACTCTACCTTTTCCTGCACCTGCAATATCATGGAAAAATGCTTTTTTATTTTCTGCTTGTCTTCTAAAAAATAAAGATGCTTGATTCGCAGTTATTTTTGTTGTCATAGATGAAAGCATCTTACCGCTAAAATTTAGGTCTGGTTTTGTTGATCTTCCTTTAGATGCTCTAAATTCTCTATAGCCACCTTCAAAAAATTTATATACAGGTTTTGATTCTGGTTTTGTATTGAAAAAAAATGGTTTTGTAGAATATGGTGCAAATGGTGATCCATTAACACTTTTACCCTTTTCTGTTCTAATCCTTATATTTCTAATTTGAATTGCAGATACATTTGCAAGAATTTCTTTGATAGTTCTAGGAAATTTTCTTTGTATAGCTAGTATTTCTTTTTGAAGCTGTATCGTATTAGATTTGATGCTAACAGAAGCAACCATTATCTACAAACGCATTCACCATTACAAAATTCACACATTTTCTACCTCTGCAATCTTAACATATGAATTGGCTCTTTTTCACTAGCTTGGATTGTACCGCTACTATCCTCATCATATTCAACACCATCTCTTAGTACCGCTTGAAATTCTTCATTATATTTTTGTCTATAAAAATCCATTTTGTTTTGAAAAGCATCTTTGCCATCTCCACCATCAGGATCTTTGAACTTTGATAGTATTGGGTAAATATACTCTGCTAATGCTTTATAAATAATTGATCTTTTCCATTGGGCATCAGTGAGTTTACTGTTATCCATTTCCAAAGTAGTAACTTTAGTAATATCTTTGTATCTAACTGTATGGCGGTATCTCTCCCACCATTCTTCTCTAATTTGTCTTAAAACATCATTTTCTGCGAATTGTAATTGAGTATCAAAATTTGTTATTCCAAATTCGAGTATATCAGGTTGGTAAGATGTAATATCTGAACTACCTACTGTGAATACTGATGTTGCTGCCATTATTTATCTTTCTTTTTCTTTGGTTTCTCTACCTTATCAACTTTAGGCTTATCTTCAACAGGTTTCCAACCACGCATTTCCCAAATCTTTTTATTTTTTTCATAATCTATTTGTGATCTTTCAATAGTTTTTTTTCCATTAGTAAGTTTCATGTTTGCCTTTCTAACAGGTGGGGAATTAACCCCACCCATAAAGTATTATTACTGGATTGATGAGTCTGCTATTACTTCAATACCATATGAATCATGTAGTTCACCAACACCATAAACTGCTGTTGCTACAATCTCATCTGCTCTTAAAGAAGCATCTCTTTGTGTTTCAATCTTAATGTCTTGCATCATAGCTAGAGCAAGTGCATCTTTGTGGAACATTCCACCTTTATAGTCACCTGCTGTACCTGTGTTGTCCATGTTGCCTGTTTCAAAGATTTTGATACCTGCTAATTGTCCAATAAAGCCATTTCTTAATGCTTCATTAGATAAATCATGGTCTAAACCTGCAAAGGTATTTGTTAAACCTGATTTGAGGTCATATGCAACTTTTGGGTGTAATACAAGATATGTTTCATTAACAGGTAAACCTGCTGCCCTTAGTGTTGATGCTGCATTAAATACAGTTGCAGGAGTTAATGCTGCACTATCTGTACCTGCTGCTGTGCTAAAGCCATCAAATAGAGCAATTAAGTCTTGATCCATTTTCTTAGCGATAGCTTCACCAAATAATCTACCAATATCCGCAGCAACATTTCTTGGTGCTGAGTTTCTTGCTAGATCTGTTAATGTAGTCATTACTCCAACTTCTGATGCTGTTATAGTTACAGAAGTAGGATTAATTGCGGTATTAGATAAATCTGTTGCTTCGTTTACTGCTGCGGCTGATACTGCTGCATAAATAGGAACTTCAACTGACTTTCCACCACCTGCAATTGCGTAGTTCTTCACAAGATTTTTCATTATAGATTTCTCTTGAATGACAAATTGTGCTTCAGCTACGATCTCTGTATATAGTTCACTTAACGTTGAACTGGTGCTTTCATTAGCCATAGTTATATCCTTTCATAGATATTATTTATTTAAGTTAATAATCGTACTAACACTATCTCTTTGCTTTCTATGTTCTGCATAGAGTTTCCTGTCAGCAGGATTATTCATGTCTAGTTCCGAAATATTTAGAGTCTTATTCGTGTCTGACTTACCCACATTCGACACACTTCCACTCCCAGAGGGAGTTGCTGCTTGGAAATGTGCGTTTTGCGTCAAAAACTCTTGGACTGCTTCATCAACAGTTAGTAGTTCACCTTTTGAGTTATATCTTGGAGTTTTATCTTTATCAAGTATTTCTACTCTACCATCTGCATTTAATTGAACATTATCTTTTAAAAGTTCTTTAATCTGTTCTGGATTGACTGCATTATTTTTAGAAGCAGAGTTTATTAATTGTTTATCAATTCTTTCGTTCTTTAGTTCTTTCTCTAGCTTTGCGACCTTATCTGTAAATTCTTGTGATTTCTTTTTTATCACTTCATCAAACTTACCTCTTTCTAATGCAAGTTCTTCTTCTTTCTTTGCTTTCTCAGCAATAGCTAATTTTGCATCTTCAAGACTTTCAATACCTAAATCTTTCATTATGGATAGTTTTTGTCTTGCTAACCTCTCTTGCACTATTTTATCTATATCAGCTTGTTTGGGTTGAGATTGTTCTTTAGTTTCTTTTACTACTTCTTCTTGTTTTGTTTCTTCCTGTACTGTTTCCGGTTTTAGATTCTCGTCAGACATAATAATTCTCCTTAATATTTATAGATTTAGTATAAATATATTCTTTTTCAATCAATATCTTTCACCCTCTTTTCTATCAGAAATATCAGCAAATAATTTTATTTGTTCATCTGTAAGTTTTTCATTGTTTAATATTGCTTCTTCTAAAATATCTGCAAGTTCTGGTTTTTCCCCATAGTTTACCTCTACAATACTAAATGGTAATTTTTCTATCTTTTCTTCGTATATTCTGTGTAATCTTGTATAACTCATAATACATTCTCCATTTCTCTAATCATTTGTTCAAACATTTCTGTTGTTTCTGGTGCGTAGTATCTCATTAGTTTGAGATATGACTGTCCATATTTTGCTTCTGTTGTTAGTGCAACAAAATTAGCAAATGCTTCTGATGTATGACCATCTGTGACTGCAAACCCATATTTTCTGCTTATAGTAGTAAAATCTCTATAATATTCAATAGTATGTCCAAATCCTACTTTATTTTGTGAAATTGCACCTACATAATCCATAAACAAATCCATATGATCGTCTAATCCTTTATCAACAGTAGTTCTTGTTATAAGATTTAACATCTCACCCCTATTGAAATTACCTTGAAATTCAAAAAGACTATAAAGTTCTTTTTTAGATAAAGGAAAGTCTGGGTTATCTTTTAGAACTTGTGTTAAATATTTATCAAAATCATCATCATTTACAGGTCTGCTATTTTTAATAGCTAATCTTTTTTTCTTATTATCTTCAAAGTTTCTTTTAATTCTTCTTCTATCATTCAATATTTTCATACTCGCATAATTAGAATAGGTATTTCTAACATTTTCAAAGATATATCCTTGCTCTGCATTATCTATTGCACCTAATTTTTTCAGTTTTTCTTTTATCTGTTTTCTTTTGTTTTCTGGTAAATATCTTAAAAAATTATCGTCAATTCTATGTCCATATTCATGCCTATAAACTTCTGCAAATTTTTGTGGATCTGAATATTGACGCATAGATAGTTCATCTCTAGATTGGTTGTAAAAAGACTTTCCTTTGTTTGTAGTATATTTTTTAAGTGCAGGTAATATAGATATTGCTTTGACTATGGTATTGTTGGCATCATCTTTAATGTCTAAGAAAGAGCTATCTAATAATTTTTTTTCTGTGCCTGTTTTTTTAAAACTGTTTTGATCTTTTCTAACCTTTTGATTTACTTTTGTTTGCTCTTGAATATTGTCATCTGTTTCTTCTGTAAACCAATCATCATCATAAAGTATAAAGCTGTGCCTACATCTATATCCACCTCTATTAATAAATGGATCTGTGCCAGACTTTCCTCTCCAAGATTGTTGCCAGATAGATCTTGCTTCTTCTTCTGTAAATACTCTATCTAAATATCTTCTACAAAAACTTCTGGTTGTAGTTATGTTTGTTCCTACATATTGGAACTTAGAAATACCTGCTTCTTTGCCTTTGTATAAAGTAAACTGCCCATCAAACTGCATCAAACTATCTTGTGCTATTTGACTTGCATATCTTCTCATATTGTTGCCCAGAATATCTGAAGCATATTTTGTGTGAAGTATCTCTCTTGCTTTTTTTACTTTTGCAATAATCTGTGCATTCTCTGAATATCTATTTTTATCTATATAATCTACAAGTCTATTAACTGCGTTCTCGTTTGATCTTTGATATACACCACTTATCTGTCCTCTGATGTTCTTTACCATTTCGTTAAATGGTCTGCCTGTCACAGAAGATTGATATACTTCGTTTGAAATAGTATCTAAAAACCTATTTCCTACATCTTCAAACCCTGAGTATGATAGCATCTTTAAATCATTGATTACTTTTAGATCTGGTTTTGTTAGTGTTTTAAACTGATCTGGAATTGGTAATGGTTTTATAAATCTTTGATATTCTTTTACTATTTCATCATATTCAGAAACAATACTATCAGCTTCTTTTAGAAAGTTTTGCTCTATTAGTCTTTTTAAGTTTGGTCTTAGTTCCATAGCCAGTCTAGTATTAAGTTTGGCTCCGCCATCGGTAATTGATGTGAGATCAGCAATAATCTCATCTTCTAAGTTCTTTAATGTATTGATTATGCGTTCTTCGTGACTATCAGCTAATTTTGAAAGTATTTCTTGTTTTTTATTAGCGAATTGTTTGAAACTATCTTTGAATGCGTCTGCCATACCCCTAGAATTATAGGGATATGGTTAATATTTCAATGTATTATTTAATCCTTGAAAAAGATGTGCAATCACTTCGATAGTCCAACCATCACCTAAAAGATCTTGTGCTTGGTTGTATGATACTGAATTTGTATATCCTAATGGAACTGTTTGTGCTTGTTCTAATTCTTGTCTTGTAAGAAACCTACAAAATTCTTCAAACTCAATTAGACCAGAATTTGGTGATCTATCTTGTTTTCTTGTAAGACAATAAACTTTATTAGAATGTGTAATGTTTGCACAAGTTTTTCTACTTGATGTTTTTTTACCATTGTTCCACATTTTTATTCTTGATGGTGTATTGTTTAGCTTATAAATTTTACAAACATCATAATTAGTTTCTTTAAAATCTTGAAAATTTATATTTCTATCTTTTGGAACACAAGCATTTGGAATATTAGTCCAATAGATTCTCGGTCTTTTTTGATAACTAACTAATTCAGAATTAATGTGTAAACCTTTAATGCCAAGATAATCATTTAATTGCTGCTCTGAATCTTTCTTCATTTTAACATTTTCTAATAAGAAATATTTAGGTTTTATTTCCTTTAATATTCTTAAATAATCATAAAATAATTTTGACTTATCTCCTTCTAGTCCTTTACCATTTGTTTTCATTTGTGAAAAATCTTGACATGGTGATCCACCAATTAATAAATCAATTTTTGGTAGTGATGATAAATCTATTTTTGTGACATCTCCAATATGGATAGTGTTTGGAAAGTTTTGTTTTGCAACTTTGATTGCGATAGGCTTGATCTCAGATGCATAATAATTATCATATGGAATACCTGCTCTATGAAGTGCTAATTGACCACAAGACATTCCATCAAATAAAGAGAGTACATTCATTATTTTATTTCCTTTGCTTTGTTCATTGTTTCTTCCCAATATGGGTAATTATCTAAATTTTCAAATTTGATATGCTTATAATATGCTGCTTTTTCTAGTGTTGCGTCATATACATAAAATCTTTTTGCAGTTCTTTTTAGTAAAACACCAATAACCCAACACTCATCATCTTTTCTAGTTTGTAAAACAATGCAAGGTGTGTATTCGTAATTTTTGGTATTCATTGTGATCTCCTTATTATTTAACATATAGATACTTTATAGATTATTTATAAGATTGCAACTATATCTTGAAACTTTTTTTCCAAGATTGTACTGCCCAATATGCTGGTGATAGGTTTTTTTGACCTTTAACTTTGGCTAAAATCGGTCTAAATCTAGCCATAAAACTTTTTTGTCTAGCTGGTATATTCTTCTTGATTGATAAATTAGGATCACCAAATCTTACTATTTTGACATTACCAGATGATCTATCTCTTACATAGACTCCAAATTTCTTGCTTTTATTGGGTGTTCTAAATGGTTTATTTAGCTTTACAGATCTACCTTTATAGGTTGCCATTACTTACCTACATTTCTCATAGCAGTAGTATGTGCTTGACCAAAGGTTTTCCCGTTCTTCATAGATCTAGCCATTGATCTCATGTGTTTTAAACTGTGGTGTCTAGCATGACTACGCATAGTTTTTTGTTGTCTAGGTGTCAAATCTTTAATGATATTTTTAATTGAGTTTACTTTAACCATTATTTCTTTTTCTTTCTTAAATCTAAATCATGTTTTCTTGATCCTCGAAGAAAACTATTGACTCTACCCATAGACCAAGCGGCCATCGGAACTCTTCTACTTCCTGCTGATAAAAATGCACCTTGCCCTCTACGATATACTTTAGCAAGGGTTGAATAAGTATATCTCTTAGATGCTTTTGCTTTTCTTTTAAGTGTAGCAACAACTGAAGCTGATAAAGGTTTTCTTTTAATTGCCATTATGCTTTAGTCCTTGCTCTTAATAAAGATACAGGTATGCGTTTCCCTGCTTTATATAATGCTGAAACTCTTTTGATAAGTCTTGCTCGTCTTTTGCGTTCTTCTTCTTTTTTAAGACCAGATAAATACTTTTTGGGTACACCTGTTTTTTTATCTTTTGGAACTTTGCGTCTTTTATTCTTTGGCAATTTCTTCACCCTCGATTGCAGGTGTAGAGAACTGTCCTATTGGTCTAGGTTTTGCTTCTATTTCATTATCAATATTTGCTATCTTTTCATCATCTTCTACAACTGCTCTAGCTATTTGTTTATCTATTTCTTTTGCAAAAGTATCAGAGGAAACTCCAGATGCTTTGGCTACTTGTAAAAATTGTAAATCAGCAGAATAATCTCTTAAATTAAAGCTGTCTGGGTATTCTATTTCACCATCAAACTCTTTGTCCTGCCATTTAGCATACAATCTCCAAATATGTTCTTCTGCATTTTCTAAATAATCTGCTTTTTCTGATAGTCTTGCATTTAATAATTCAAACTCTGTTTGTAAAGCTATGCCTGAGTTAATAGTCTTTTCTGTGCCTCTTACTGATCCCATATGGGTGACTCTATTAATTGCATCTACTTTCATTTGGATATTTGACATGATGCCATCTAGTGATTGTGATGATGGTTGTATAATGTAGGGTTTTAAGTTGGAGTCCATATCTTCTGGCATTTCAATAATTGATCCTGCACCTGCACTGGCTTCTACATTGGGTGTTTTAACTAAACTTGGGTGATTAGATAATCTAATAAGCTGTTCTATCTCTGAGTAATCATTATAAATAGATTTTTGTAGTTCTGCTACGTCTTGTAAATCACTTATACCAATACCTCGTCTTTGTGACTTTTGATTGTATAGGGTTATAGCAGGTATCTCACCGATCATGTTTGGCATCTCATCAATTAGTATTGGATTTGATGTGGAATAACCTTTGCTAAAGTCTTTGACCATAACTGTAGTAATATCTTCTTTAGTCCATACTCTAATTGTGGCTACATCATTAGATAGGTTTTCTAATAGTGTTAAGGAAGTAAGTTCATATCTTCCATTAATCATTCTTTGATAATTCCAGTTTAAGACATTTTCAGGTGTGTAAATGGATAAGTATGGTCTGATATCAAGCTGTATTTCTTCTGCTCTAGTTTCTGTTTGCACAGCGGGTTTATCCATGATTGCCCAACAGGTGCCATAGATAGAAGCATTGATTTGCATTTCTCTGATAATATTATCAAATGACCGACCATCTAAATCTGCATCTTTTAAAAAGTTCTCTAGCTGCTCGTCACCAGATAATGTGCCATAGTTCCTTGTGGGCGGTACTCTAAACAGGAATGATGAATAGATTTGCACTACATTTTTACAATGATTATCAATAGGAGTATTATTAGTTCTCTTAATATATTCCTCGTCTGATTCTAATACATATCTGTTAAGTAGATAGCCATTCTGATAGTCTTGACCACCTATATAAGATAGTAAATGAAAGTGCCAATCTTGGAATTTATCTTCATAATCATCATGTCTTTCGGTTAAAAAATCTCTTTTGTAATTTGGCATTAGCTAAACCTCTTTGGTTTTGAGGGTTTAAAATCTCTTTTGATTGGGTATAAAAACTCAACTAAATATCCTAGAGCATCATTCATGTGATCGTAATTGTTTTCCTTATCTGGTAAACTTGTTCCCTCTTTATAAATTTGTCTTTCTATACTCTTTATCACATTCTTACACTTATTTGCAATAAATAATGTGC